ATATTTTGTTTATTATGTACGTTTGGGTGGGTGTTTGTAACGATATAAAATTATTCTTTGTTCAGGTTCGGATGATGACATATGGCGATGACAATTTAATAGCAGTTCATATAATCGTGACAAATTTCAATTATTGGACCATCCATTGTGAACTTGCAAAGATTGGCGTTAAATACACTCCTGCGGATAAATCAGACCCCGATCCCGGTAAGGAATTTGATAAGCCTGAGGATATAGCATTTTTGAAGCGTAGATTTGAGGAGAGAGATGGGTTTTATTATGCTCCATTAGATTTTAGCTCAATTTGCAAGACTTTTAATTGTTGGATGATATCAAAGGAGGCTGATCAAGACCATGGTATTTCCACTTTTATGTCAATTTGGGAAAACGCATGCCATTACGAAGAAACCCTTTGTCTTAGGATTCACAAAGATATTTTAGCATGTTGTGAGCATTTTGGGTGGCCAACAAGTAGTTTCTTGCCACCGGACGAGATAAGAGCTAGGTTCGTGACCGCAGAAGTTAGTCGTATCGATGTGTTAGAGAATCAAGCTGAATTGGAATATGTCCATCAAACTGTAGGATTAATCCAAACAGTAGGAGAGGCTTCACAATATTATACTGGAGCTCATGAAGAGTTTTTCGAGCGCATTTCTCGGGCCGGTATTTTTCGAATGGGTTATCATGGTTTGGCTTTCACGTTGCCATTTACAGGGTCGTTAAGTCGTTGGTTTTCTTTTCAAGATGGAGCATGGTTCCAGGCTATGGACGCACGGAATTTATTTCAAGTCCCTCATGGGCCGGGAGCTTTTCCTTTGGTGGAGGCTCATCTATTGGAGTATCATGAGGAAGACCAGAGTGATATTGGTACTTTTGATAGTTACCAGTGGGTTGAGGGGCCTCAATTAGATGAGTCTTCTCTTCCTCTTGGGCCTTGCTAAATGTGGCATTAAGCGGTATCCCAGCCGCGTTATAAAAATGGGGCGCCGGTGACCCTCCGGTTTTGAAAAGGGAAGTGAGGTGTGGAATTTAACGCGCAGCTCGAGCGTTTATGAAGAACGAGCAGTGTGAAATGGCATTAAGTTACCCTCTTTCACTTTGATGCGCAGTTACTTAGCTCCATGTTCCGATGGAGTGAGAGGGCGCATTGGGAAACTACCAGGAGCAAACCTCCGAATTTGATGGGCTGGTATACCTAGGAACACCAAACTTCGAGTAATTAGTACAAAATCTCGATTTTACAAATAGTACTGCCGACCAAATTATTACTTTTGATGACCCAGAGGATGTTGTGGTGGATTCGGGGACTAGCATTGTCCCATTGACGCAGGGTGTTAAATCATCCATCACTGAATGGTTTAGCAGGCCTCAGTTGATTCAGACGTTACCTTGGATTGAAGGTGGCACCATCAATACTTCTATCTCTCCACTGGCACAATTTTTCGATCCTACTCTTACATCAAATTGGGATAAACTCAAGGGATATTCACGTTTGAGGGGGAACCTTCATTTGAAAATTGAGTTGAATGCTTCACCATTTCATTACGGGGCTATTAATGTGTCGTGGGCTCCTTTAACAACGGAGTATGGCAACAAGAGCGCTGGAAAAATAAATTACGATTGTTTAAATTCTTTTTCCGGTGCTAGTTTATCAGCTTATGGTGATATGGGTGGCGATACTCAGTCTGCTTTAATGCGAACAACACAACGTTTGAACGGTTTCCTTTATCCGCAAGATTGCAACTCATTGGATTTTAATATTCCTTTCTTCTATCCCAAGGAGTTTATTGAATTACGATCTTTCCCTTATGAGGACAACACTTATTCAAAGAATTCTTTAGAATTGTATCAATTTGGTTCTTTGACTTTTGTTACGGCCGTTCCTCTTCAAGTTGCACAAGCTTTAACAGGAGGGATAGTAACGATTAACGTTTTCGCCTGGATGTCTGACGTTCAACTTGAGGGACCTAGTCTAGTGTTAACTTCAGGTGTGGCGGCTGTTGCGGGTGAGGCTATGGCATCTTTCAAAGACACTCCCATTATCGGCGGGTATTTGGCCCGAGCCGGAGCAATCTCAAAAGCTTCGGCCAAGGTGATGGAGTTGTTAGGTATGTCCAATCGTCCAGATGACAAACCTCCAGTTAATACACAACCGACTGTTCTTCCCGCTTTTTCTTCACCTGAGGTTGACACGAATAGTCGATACTTGGGTTTGGCACCACATTCTGGTTTATCTATGAGTTTAACCGAATCATGGAGCGATGAATTGCAGATAGATCAATTTGGCAAGCCCATAACGTATTTGTCAACGGCAAATTGGCTTAACACCAATGGAAAGGGGACTTTGATTTTTTCCGCAAACGTAACACCAGAACTATATGTTGATGCGATTCTTGCAGGTGATGCTTCAGGTTCAACTTCTGCGATTACAACTATTCCCGCTTGTTACGTATCTTCATTGTTTGGTCAATGGAGAGGCAAACTTAAATATCATTTTACAGCGGTTTGTTCGCAATTTCATCGCGGAAGGTTGCGATTTTACTACGATGCTAGTGTTCCTGTTGCTTTCAAAGAGGGTTTCATTTTCTCTAAGGTTTGGGATATTTCTGAATCGAAAAACTTTGAATTTGAAGTCCCTTTTACAGCTTCTACACAAATGTTAGCTTTAGCTCATCCTCAGTTTAGTGGCACTGCCGACACTTACAATTTCACATACAACGGTTCCACATCAAATTTTGCCACATTGGATCCGAGGTTTCACAATGGAAGAGTGACTTTGGAGGTTTTAAATCAGTTACTTGGCCCTAATGCTGCAACTGTAAGGATTATGTGCTTTGTTTCAATTTCTGGATTGGAGTTTGCTGAACCTGTTGAACCAGGATCATTTGTTAGAACTACGGATCAGGTTGGATCCCATGGACTAACTTATTTGACCTTAGAACACGATTTTAAAACAACTTCCGGAGATGTCCCATCTGATCATAAACCCTTTGATCCTGATATTTATAATGGAGAAAAGGTTTTATCTTTGAGAACAATTTTGCATCGCTCCACAAATTATGGGATAATTATTGGGCCTACAGTGGCTTTTACTGCTGACACAGGAGGATCAATGGTTAGTAAGTATGTAATACCACGAGAGCCTTTGTCACCAGGAGAGCATTCATATGGTACGGGCACCAATCGAGTTAGTGATATTGGAGCAACCAAATTTGCGAACAATTTAAACCTAACGAGTGTTGTAGGTTCAACTGCAACCAACAGAGTGGGATATAATTTTGCTGCAATGACTCCATTTGTCTTTTTGAAAGGTATGTTTGCCGGGTACCGTGGATCATTTCGCTGGAAGTTACTCGCAGAGAACCCAACTATATATCCTGGATTGCCTAATGTGACCGCTGGACTTGGACAAAATGTTCCGGCTGTTAACGCATCCATCCCTAGCTCTCTTACTGTGGCGCGTTCACGTGATTATACTGGTTTTAATATATCTGTGAATAATTTGAGTGCGACTACAGTTAACCAAGTGGCACGTAGTGCAATCGACCAAGGACTATTAAGAGGGGCGGAGGTAAATACGTCTGTTTTCGGCAATTCTGTCTCGATTGATGCTCC